CTCCAGTTCTGATAGCTGGGTCTGTACTCACCATTCTATTTTGATTATACATAGGAATGGAGGCACAACAACCAGTCTGAGTTAACTGATTTGTTAACGAAGTACCAGCAGCACCTTCACCAAATTGTACGCAATAAGAATGGGCATATTGATCTCTATTAGCAGTAGCATTAATAGTAGAAACTGAATAATAATCTGTTCCAGCTATTAGACCAAAGAAACGATTAAATTTCATGGTTTTAGCAACTCCTGGCGAATTTAAATTAAATTGCCACTCAGATGATCCCCTCATGCCAATAAATGCCGCCCCTATCCAATTAAAAAGGGTGGGCTTGACATAGTTAAAGCGATAGTCTGAAAGAGGAGCTAAAGTACCTTTAGCTGAATTGATACCGTTAGGATCATATCCATAATATAATGGAAATCTTGACATCAATAAACGTGTCTTAAGTACTTGACAAGTAGTTTGAGAAATACTTTGAGTACGGGTGAAAACCGAACGTCTCAGAAGTTGTCTGAAAGAAACAATTTGTTCTCCCATGTAAATCTTATAACGTTCATCGTGCGGTTTTTGTTTATCACTACCCATATCATAACAGGTAGGATTTTCGATCACAAGATCATCACCACTTTGCAATTCATACAATGTATAATTTGGAATTTGGGTAGGACATGCGACCTCAAAATTGTCTCCAGCGCGCACATAGACTAAACCCGTGATTGCAGCATCTGCTACGGGTGAAGTCTCCATAGTGAAGACTCTGACAGTCATAACACCATTATCCACAAGAGAATCATGAGTGTAAGATGCAATGCCAGAATTATCAGCAGTAAGAGTCTGAGAATTTAACCATGCCTGGGAAGACATATATGGAATACAGAATTCAATATCTGTTTCTGAAGTAATATCAACTATCTGATTAAAAACAACAGTATTGTTGTCTGCATCAGTGATGATGTCACCTACAGGATCCCAACTTATTCTCACTCTTCCACGATGAAATTTCGTACATAAAAATTTAATACGAAACTTAATATCGCCTCTCCAATATTTAAAAGGTGCAGAGAAATAACTTAGTGGAGTACTCATAACTTGAATACCATTAACATAACTATATACATTAGAAATTCTAGCAGCATATAATAATGAATCCGGTAATTGAGTTCCATCCCAATTAAAACTATCTATGAAACTCTCTTTGGAAGTAAGATGCTTAATGGACAATTCATCTGCGCCATCAATACCCACTGTTCGAGGATCAATTGTTAGTTCATTTTTGGGATCCAAAGTCAATTTTTCCATTGGTTGAGAAATTTCAGAACTACTCATACCGTGGAAAGGCATACTTTTATAAGGTTCAACATCTCGAATATTGGGCACTTTAGTAAAACCAAAATATTTAGCAACACCAGCAATTGAAGATGCAACTGTTTGTGTAGCTAACATATATGGTTTCAGCATTGGAACACTAGAAAGTGCACCTGCTGCTGCTGCAACAGCACTAGCAGGCACACTAATTTTACCATCATATTCGTCACTATGTTCATCATTACCAGATTGCATAGATACTTCAACTGTTGGTCCTGATAATTTAACATTTTCTGCATAAGCAAAGATTTGTATTGTAACAGAATCTCCAGTAACTGTATTAGCGTTCTGCAATACACCGAAAGAAGTCAAGTGACATGTTCCCATATCCCTAAACTCTTGCGCAACAGAAACTTTTAGCCAATTTTTATGATAAAAGAATGGCAATTCCATTTCTCCGCCTTGATTAGTTTGTGGATAAATATAGAGATGTGGACGCTGAGACCGTTGCATAAGATGAATCTTAG